AAGTGGTGTCTTTAGACTTGCCATAATCAGGTTGATGATACTTTAAAAATTCACGAAAAGTCATTTTCATTTCTTTCTGCGTCATGCCACAATGAGCAGCAGCAGCAGGAAGGTTCATTGTAGCACGAAACAATGCTTCATTTGCTTCCGATACACTTTCAGGTGTTGTCTTTTTTTGGTCCATAATGTAAAAAGAAGTTTGTAGAAAAACTAATCCGTTCTACATCAGAAGTGAATGGATAAACATAATGAATTAACCATGCAGGAAACAAATAAATATCTCCTTCTTCTGGTGCAACAGGTCCAAAGGTATGTAAATTATGTGGTGCCCATTGTCCATATTGCCATTCAATTTTACCCCCCGTTGGATTTCTACCACGTTGAGTAGGATGTTTCCACTCATCTTTCAATTCTTCAGGCACTTGTGCATAGATTACACAAGAGAAATCACCAGCATGAATATGTGGTGGATTCCATTCTCCCTTACGTTGAACATTAACCCAAGGACGATCAAGTTCAATATTGTCTAATTCATGACCAACAGGTGGTTGATACAAACCAACTTTACTCATTTGAATAAGACAATCTCCAAGATGTTCTTGAAGTTCATTAACAGTATCAACTTCCATATTGAAAGCAACTTCTCGATCAATATTTCCTGCGAGAAGATGATTATTTTCTACATCAGAATTTTTTGCTGCATCAAGAATAGTTTGACGTAAATTTTCTGAAATTTTATTCTTATAGATTACTGGTCCAAAAGGACGAATAATGTATCCAGGTTCAATAGTCATTTGAATTCACAATTACACATAATTTCAGTTAGTGCTGCCAAAAGATTGATTTCCTGATCGGCAACAAATGCAGTTTGATATTGATACTTGGCAATAATCAAAACTGCTTCAGGAATAGAATTTGGTTTGAGTGTGTCGTAAATACAATCGTAAATGTTACGAAGAATAGTATTGGGATCATTGTCTAGATTTTGAACAATCCACTTACGAACATTAGGAAATTCTTTCTTAGAAAGATATCCAACAAGTTCTTTAGTATTAACATTAGATAGAAGACTTAAAATTCCACTATCAATTTCTCCACCAGCAGAGTATCGTTGACACTCGTTTAGAATACGACGCCAATCTGGAAAATGTTGATTGATTATTTCAACAAGAACTTTTGGATCATGTTTGACATTTTCCGTCTCAAGAATAGTCCCGAGACGCTTGAAGAATTGTGCTGCAATTGCTGGTTTTTGTTTTCCACTAATGGTGAAATCGACGACTGCACATCTTGAGTGCAATGGTTCAATGATTTTGTTTTTGTAATTGCAGGTGAAGATAAATCGGCAGTTGTTATAAAATGCCTCAATATTTGCCCGTAAGAGGAGTTGTACGTCGTGGGTTGTGTTATCAGCCTCATCAATAATGATGACTTTGTGCTTTGCGTCCATTGCTGAAAGCGATACGGTCGAAGCAAAGTTCTTTGCTTGGTTTCTAACCGTGTCCAAAAATCGTCCTTCATCTGATCCATTTATTACATAACAGTCTACTTTTAGTTCGTGGCACAATGCTTTTGCCACAGTAGTTTTACCAATACCAGGAGGACCTGCAAGAAGAAGATTTGGAATTTCTCCTTTACTTACAAAATCTTTCAAGGTAGATTTGATTGCATCTGGAAGAATACAATCATCAATTTTCTTGGGTCTATATTTTTCCACCCAAAGAAAGTCATCACGATCCATAATCATTTTATACAAATAAACCCCACAAAATTGTGGTTTCTCCAAAATGGAGTGATATCAAAACCTATCTTAGCACACATTTGAGAAATTTCAAACTCAGTATTTGGTTTTAACATATGCCTGAGTTCTTTTTCTTTATCAAGAATTTGATCTGTTGAAAAATTTTTTCTCTTATATTCATAATGTAAAAACGTCATCATTTCTTGTACTCTTGGATTATTACTAAAAATTTTTTCAGCAAAAACAAAAGCACCACCAGAATTTAATCCATTATAAACAGACTGAAATAGTTGATAACGATCTTTTATTGGCAAAAACTGTAAAGTAAATATTGAAGTAATGAAGCTACAGTTTTGAAATAAAAATTCTCTAACATCATGAAGAAAAAATTCTATATTATGATCTTCTAGAGATAAAAGATCTTCATGAAAGTCTTTTTCTTTTTCTATTCCAATATAATTGCATGTACAAAAATTATTTTGCACTGCCATTTCTTTAATGAACTTTCCTGTAGAACATCCGATATCTACAACATTAGTTTCATCTTCTACAAAATATTCAGACAGTTTTAATATATCATTCCAAAGAAAATCATATCCCCTAATAGAATTTGAAATATGATTATCAAAACCTTCTAAACTATTTGCAAAAGTAAACTTACTCATACTTCATATGTAAAACAACTTGAGGTTTTGGAAACTCTGGAATTTGAATGTGATCAACCCATCCTTTAATTTTTAAGTTTGTTTCTCCCCATTCCCAAAATAGTGGATTGAAATCTATTGGATTTTCAAAAAGAAAAATATCAGCACCTGGTAATAAGTTTTCTTCAATGTTAGCAAAAAATTCTTTATGAATATTCCAATAATAATCAAATGCTCTATGAGGATTTTTAGTTTTTAGATCACTAAGTGCTTCTTCATAAGTTAAAGGAAAATATTCTTTTTTTCTTAACCAACCAAGTTCATACATTCTGCACAAATGGGGCAATCTGGCAGAAGGTGAATTACCAAAAACTAAATCATATTTGCCAGGTAATTCTTTAATGGTTCTAATTTCATAAACATCACAATTCAAATTATTATCTTCTAAATTTTGGTATAGATTTTTTAATGCCTTTGGATATGGTTCCATGAAACTCATTTTTTTTGCTTTACCCTCACCATAAAGCATAAGTCCACAACCACCATCACCAGCACACCAATCTAATCCACTTTCCCAAACTTTACCATTAGGAGACATTCTTTCTATTGCATCCAACCAATATGAATGCATTTCAGCACATCCACCATCAGTGTGTGCTGTAGTTGTATATTTTAGACCATGCCAATCTAAAGTTTCTGTAGGAGAATCTGGAATTAGAAGATATGGATCTGTTCCACCTTTTTTAACTTGCATAAGTTGAATCAGGTTCTAGTGCAATAAAGTAAGTAAGATTATAACGTTCACTATAAAATCTGGAAAGTTTCTTTTGAGAAATTACAACTTCATAACTACCAGGAATTAGTTTGATGTTTTCAATTTTGAAGTTAAATGAAAACTCAGCATCAGTTTCTCCAACAACAATCGAGTACTCATTTGAAGTATCATTCTTGCGATCACTGACGACAAGTTTAATAACTCCTGCTTCACCAACAGCAGAAAGATCAGGAAGTCCAAGAATAGAAGATGATTTCAAAATCTTTTGAAGTTGCTCTTCTTGAAGAACAAAACAAACATCCTCAGAAGGCAATTTCATCTCACGATCTGGTGGTGCAATAATTACACTAGGATCTGAAAAGAAATACTTGGAACGATTTGCTTTTCCTTCTTTAATAGAAGCATAACTTTCTTCACTAGACACATCAATATCAGGATCTTTATAAAGACCAACTGTATTCAAGAATTGAGGCAAATCATAGATTGCAAAATCCTTTGGAATATATTCTTCAATTTCAGCTTCTGCCAATACATTTTGCATTGGAGAAATTGTACGAAGTTTCCTACCTTCTTTGAAGGATAGAGACTGATTGATTGAAGTAAAGTTTTGAAGAATTTTGATTGTTTTATCAGAAAATTTCATCGTTCATTATAAGATTGAGTGGGTTCTTTATGAAACCCTGAAAAGTGGTACATCAGAATACCATAGTGAATAATCTTCAGTGCGTCAAGTTTAGAGTAACCATTCTTTTTACCAAACCTCGCAGAGTATTTGATTAAATTATCCCGACAAAAAGGAACACCATCACCAATTGCCTCGATTATATCAAGAACTTGAACCTTAGATTCCTCAGAAGTATAGTGCTGATGATATGTACTCGCAAGGTATTCTTCTACTACCTTGAGTGTTAGATCCTCATCATATTTCCAAAAACCGTTGTCAGACATCTCCATCATAATAAAGTCCAGTAGGCATTATAGCACAAAAAAAGGGGATTGAAAATCCCCTTTGTAAAAATTATAGATTGTTTATCACCAAATACCTGGAATAATTTGCCCAGTCAATGCATAAGCACCTACAGCGGCAATAAAACCTAGCATTGCTAGGCGACCATTTAGTTTTTCTGCTTTTTCGTTATGGGTTTGGTACACACCGTTTTCCATTTGATCTAGTACTCCTTTATCAATGTACATAGTTGGTTCATTGGCAAACATGTTTTGTTGGCCAAATTCATTTGATGTTACAGTCATCAATGATTTGTAACGAATTACAACAAAATTATATAGGAAAAGTAAAGACTT